GCCGATGTTGTGGATTGGGTTGATGGTGATTGGGTGTCGCGCGACTTTAATGCAGAAGAACTTGCACTTCATATACTGCAAAAAGAGGGCGCTATCCGTCAAGAGCGAAACAGTTTGTTGAGTGACACCGACTGGTGGGCAGTACAAGACCGCACGATGTCACAAGATGAAGTAAACTACCGCCAAGCTCTGCGAGATATAACCGACCAACCAACTTTCCCAGGCAGCGTAGTCTGGCCAGAACTGCCGTAAGGACACGACATGAACTCAACCGAAGCCCAACTAGCCCACCTTGAGACTAAGCTCAACTCTACCGCAGCCGATGTCGGCGAAATCAAGATTGCGATGCGCGACATAGCGTCTAGCTTGCAGTCTCTGGCGCTTTTAGAGCAGAAGCATAGCGAGACAAGGGATGGCCTTGCACGCGCTCACAGGCGAATTGACGAGGTTGAGAACTGGCTGCAAGATGAAGTGAAAGGGCACGAAAAGCGAATCCAAAGCCTAGAGATACACGATGCAAAAGGTCTTTGGGTTGAGCGGGTTGTCTGGGTGGCGGTTGCTGGGATAATTGCAGCAATAATCAAGATGGGTATTTGAGATGGCAATTGGCATAACCGATTTAATCGCCGGAGTGTTTCGGCCAGCGGCAGAGCTTATCGATAATCTGCATACCAGTGAAGAAGAACGCCTGGAGCAAAAGCGATTGTTGCTGGAAGTACAGGGCCAGGCAATGGACCGGGCACACGACCTGAACATGAAAGCCTTGGAAGCTCAGTCTAAGATCGTTAACTCTGAAGCCACTTCCGAACACTGGCTAGCCGCCAACTGGCGCCCAATTACTATGTTAGTGTTTTTGGCGCTTATTGTTGCCAGGTTCTTTGGTGTAGAATACCCCGGCATGAGCCCAGACGAATACGACAACATGTGGACCTTAATGCAACTTGGCCTGGGCGGCTACGTCGCCGGGCGATCTGCGGAAAAGATCGTTAAGGCGTACAAGGAGTAACCATGGGGAATATTACTAAAAACCTATCTAGGCGCGAGTTTGCGTGCGAGTGTGAGTGTGGGTTTGACGTAGTAGACGTAGAGCTGGTCAAATTGCTGCAGGAAGCGGTCGACACATTTGCCAGGCGCTACAATGCAGAACGCGCAGTAATTACCATTACCGGTCCAAACCGGTGCAAAGAACACAATGCCGCAATAGGTGGCGCAGAGAGATCACAGCACATATATGGAAAAGCAGCTGATCACAATATTGAAATCTGGCCTAAATCGGGTGCGCACTTTCGTGTCAGCACTGATGACCTGGCTGATTACTATAATGATCGCCATCCTGCTCGTCTTGGTGTCGGGCGTTATGCTGCTGGGCGCGTCCATCTCGACGTTAGAGACAGTGCTGCGAGATGGGACGCTAGATGATTAACCTACTTTCCCAACCCCTGGCGAATATACAGTAGTGCCTGAGCAGCCATTGTGCGGCTCTCTTTATATGCTTGCGCGCGCAGCGCCTCGAGCACCTCTTCTTGAATACGGATTGTGACTAGTTTGTCTTTAGTTTGCTTGCTCATGTCTACCTCCAAAAACGACATTGTATAACTTTTTCATGCCTTTAGGGCAGAAATTAGCGTGGCCTGTGTGGCATCTTTTTGACTCAGTACGCGCATCACGCGCTGATCTAATAGTCCATCGGCAATGATGTGCGCTATGCGCACGGTGTTTTGCTGCCCCTGGCGATGTAGCCTGGCATTGAACTGCTGGTAATACTCAAGCGACCAGCAGAGTCCAAACCATACAGCAAAGGCGCCACCCCGCTGCAGGTTCAGCCCGTGACCGGCACTGGCCGGGTGCGCCAGCAGCATAGAGATCTCGCCGTTATTCCATCGCTCAATCGTTGCCGGGTCCTTATCCAGGACAACGGCGTCTGGAAACCGTTTGCGCAGTCGCTCCAGGTCCGACTGATAGCTATAGGCCACTAGCATGTTCTCACCTGGATTGTCGTCTACTAGGTCGCTGAGCGCGTCTAACTTGGCCTTATGTACCTCAACATACTGACCAGTGTCATCGGTGTACAAGGCCCCGTTGCAGAACTGCAGCAACTTGTTCGCGAGCACTGCGGCATTGACCGCCTCGATCTCATTGATGTCATCGATCTCAATCAAAAGCTCTTTCTCAAACTCCTGGTACTTCTTTAACACTGCCGGCGGTAGATTCACCTGGTGTATCAGGTCAATGCGCTCTGGCAGCTCCAGGTAGTCTTCTGCGCTCATCGACATTGCCATTGGCTCAATTAGCTTGTGTATTGCCGCAGCAGCACCTGGTCGTATCGCATAGCTATATCCCATGTAACCCTCTTTCTCAAAGAACCGGCTCTTGTAACCGCTTATGGTGCGGCCCAACGCGCGCCCGAAGTCAATCAGATAGAACTGTGCCCAGACATCCATCAGGCTGTTTGGCGCCGGTGTGCCGGTCAATAACAGCATGTGGGTAGTGAACGGTAGCACTCGGCGCAATGCCTTAAAACGCTTGCTCTGTGGGTTTTTGAAGCTACTACTTTCGTCTATGATGACGCAATCAAATGGCCAATCTTCGCCGTAGAGTTTGACCAACCACTCCAGGTTCTCGCGATTGATCGTGTAGATATCGGCAGTGGTGTGCAATGCGGCCAAGCGTTTGCGCTCTGGGCCTACGCAGACAGATACTGACAGGTGGTGTAAGTGCTCCCAGTTATTGACCTCTGTTGGCCATACACTGGCGGCAACGCGCAGCGGAGCCACTACCAGCACCTTTTGTATCTTTCCCTCTGATAATAGATCTGACACGGCGGTCAGGCTAGAGACTGTTTTACCCAGGCCCATGCCAAGCAGCAATGCGTATCGGCGTTTCTGTTTAAACGTCTCTATGCATCGCTCCTGGTACGCGTGCAAGTGTTCTCTCTTTAGCATGTCAATTGCGCGATGAGATCATCGACGCCCTCCTTCGTGTCAATCACTAGTACATTGCATCCCAGCTCTAACCGCCGCTTATGGTCTGCTAGCTGTTTGACTGTTGGCTTTTTGCCGGGCGCCTTTAGCTCCACAAAGAATATTCGGCCACCGAGCATAGTTATGATGCGATCCGGGACAGACCGCCGCCCTGGCGACGTGAATTTCTCGCACAGACCGCCGGCAGCTTTGACCTTGCGTACCAGGTATTGTTCGATGTCTTTTTCTAACATGTGTAGCCCACCTCTTCTACCATCTTTAATGCCGCAGCAACGTATCGATCATAATCGATGTCTTCTGGTAGCGCATCCGGCAGAGTCATAATTGGCCGTGAGCCTGCGCTTTTGGGAACAGTGTTGTTGTTCTTGTCGTATCGTATAGCCGAGTCGCCATCTACCTGGTTGGACCAATAGTATCTAACCGCTTTGCCCAGGTATTCTCCGCGCCAGACACCGCCCCCGGTGACACGGCGCACAATGCAAAATTCTGTAATGTTGTCGCAGTTGCGAATAGTATCAGCAACGGGTGTGCCAAAGGCAATAAACGCGGCGACAGCTTTAGGGATGATACTGGTGTCTGGGTTTTTAGCTAACCCAGACAAAGCAAAAACACCTTTACCTTTAACGTCAACATGATTGTTGTCGTCTGGTGTTTTGACGGCAACATAATTGTTGACGTCTCGGCTTGCCAGGCACTGGTAGTCTGTGCGCTCCAGGGTAAACGTAGTGTGGCGCATCCAGGCGTCTGCAATCTTATTGACTAAGGCCTCTTTGTCGTTTGGGAAGCGCAGCACTATGCCATCAGTGTTGGCGCTGTAAACGTCAAAGCCGGCCATCTCCATGCGCTCGATTAGCATAAGTAAGCAGAGTTGCCCGGTTATCGTGGTTTGTATAAGCAGCTCGGGCGCATACAGCTTGCTGTACTTGCTGCCCAGCTTGCCAAACGAGCCGTTTACGGCAATCTTTAGCACGTCCGCTGTTACCTTGTCGCCTGATTTCTTTGCGGCCAGGCGGCGTTGTACGATCGATCTATACACGTCCAGGAACTCTGTTCCCAGGGAGTCTGGCGCCAGTTGCTGCTGCAGTATGATGTTCGGATAGTAACTGGCAACGTCCAGCTCACATAGCGTGGCATGCTCGTCGCCACGCACTAGTTGCGACTTCTCGCAGCTGTGTAGGCCACCGATACCCATCTGGTACTTGCGCCCGTTGATCTCAATGCGCTCGTTCTTGAGCCATGCCGGGATCGTCACAGATCCGTTGCCGCCCAGGGTAAACTCGGTTTTTAGGATGCGCTCAAACATAGCTTGTAGGGCTGGCGTCTTAAAGTTGACTATCTTTGGGTCGTTGTAGCGAAACGTCTCGCGATCTACCTGGGGGCGCTGCACGCGCCTGTTAGTCAGCGCCTCTAGCTCGGATATGATAACCGTCTCTGCGATCTGCGCATCGGACTTAGAGCGCAGGTCCATGCCGTATTGTTTGCTCATCTGTTCTCGCAGCGCCAGCTGAGGGCGCATTGCGTCATACAGCTCGGCAGTGGTCACCAGGTCATTGCCGCAATACGAGCGCATACCAACGATGTCTTCTTCGGTCAGGTCTTTAGACGGGTCTACAGGCAGATCCTGGATTGTTTTAGAGCCAAGCCGGCCACCATAGATTTTTAGTCCGGCACGCCCTGGCGACACCTCGATCAAATCGATATGGTCCCATTTTGGGATTTTGAGATTGCTATCTTTGGCCACCATCCAACCTGGCTTATTTTTGACAATGATCGTGTCTGACAGCTCTTTGATTTGCTGAGTGCTGTAGCCTTGCAGTGCTGCAGTGATCATCAGCAAATCGTAGTTGTTTCCGTTAAAGCTGGCGGTCGGGCAGTCCATAATCTTGCGGATCATGTTTCGATCAACGCCACCTGGTTGCGCATTGTCGGTGTAATAGATGCGGCCATTGGCTGTGTTCATTGCAGCGAATAAAAAGAAGTTGCGATAGACCTCGCAGTCAATAACGATCATAAGGGGTAGCCTCATGTTGATGTTAAAAAAAGCCCCACCGAAGTGGGGCGAAGGCATGTTGAAAACATGCAACGGGGGAGGAATTAAAAGAAGTCCGACGTGTCGTCGTCATCATCTGAGATGACTTCAAAATCATCCAACTTGACTGAAGGACCATCACCGAAGGGCTCGCCGTCTTTTACAAATTGCACAGCTAGCAGGTTGGCGTTAATACGCTTGCCGTAGGCATTGTTTTGTGCCCATAGCTCTACAATCGCGTTGACGTAACAGCCTGGATAAATGACGTTGTCATCTTCTGCCAGGAGCGTTTTATCACGGTTAATGACCATAGGGCGCTTGTTGTTGCCGGCCTTCAATGAGAAAGAATTCTCGTAACCATCATAGGCAACCGTCTCGCCATCCTTTAAGCATATGCGATCTGCGCCAACTTTAGCGCCTTGCAGCTTATCTGCAATCATCGCCTTGATGCCTTTCTTGACCTCTTCAATAGTGTCAGCGTGCGTGTCCTTGTCTAACAGGAACGTGGCCTCATACTTGGTTTCTTCGCCGTTGAACGTGGCTTTCTTGAACAGGCTAGGGAATGACAGACGTGCATTTTTGAGTACTAGTTTCATAACATTTTACCTTTTAAGCTTGGATTTTAGTGTGTTGCCGACAACGCCGACATATGCATAGTAGCGATGCCGGCAACACTTTGCAACTATTTTTTACATAATTTCGGCATAAAGATTCGAGGGAACTCAGTGAGCCTAGAAACAATGCCGCCGGCTGTGTGATAAGTCAGCAACGAAACGGATTGGTCTGAGGTGACATAACCGCTCTCAAAGTGCCAGGCGTCGGGCGTTGGTAGCGCCTGGAAAGTCTCTACCAGGCAACCTGACAGCTCTTTCTGCGACGCGTGGTGGACGTGACCGCATAAGACATGCGTAAACTGAGCCCCGCCGTGATACTCTCGAAAATGCCCAACAGCAATGTCTGCTTTGCGCTGATCACTCAGCCTGTCGCCGTGTGTGGCTAGCAGGAAGTTGGCGCCAAAGCGATACGGGATGTGCTTAGAGGTATTGTCCAGCACGGTTACCCTGGGCTCACTTTCGTAAACGATAGCCATCATTTTGGACATGGCTAACTCAAGTGTTTCGGAGTGGTTGCCGCGTATCCAGCAGACCATCACCTGGTCATGCCTGGCTAACATCTTATCGACAGAGCGACGGAATAGTCGCACGGCCGTATCGATAGACCGACTCACGCGACCATCAACATCGACCACGTTGCCGGAGCCTGGTGTAACAGCTTTCATGCTGTCGCGATGCAGGCTGTCGCCCATTATGTAAAGCGCGCCCAGGGCAGCCTTTGGTGCGCGGTCAATCAAGTTCTCAATAGCAGTGGCGTGTTGCTGCTCTGCAATCTCAGAGTCCCAGTTCTTCCCAACTTCGCGGTCGTAGGCGAGCATGTCCAAGTGCGGGTCGCCGATCACGATCGCATTCATTAGCTGCTTGTCTGTGTCGCTGGGAGAGGATGTTGCCGGGTAAGTGGGTAGCTCTTCACACAGAGCTCGTTTGATATCTTCGAGTTGCTCAGCGATGGCAACGTGCTCTGGTTGCTGTATATGCCACTGAGCTTTGATAGAGCCGTCACCGCCGTACATGGTCGACACGCGCTTAGTGGTAAAGCCTGGTGCGGCTTCGTGATGCAGATCTGCATCAGGTGCAAAGCCTTGTTTAGCCGCTTTGCGTTTTACTTTGCGCAATTGAGTCTTGAGGAAAGAATAATCAACGCAAAGTGTTTTGGCAGCTTGGTACTTGTTGTGGCCAGCTGCGATAGTGGCTTTTAAAAGCTCCGCTTGGCGCGGAGAACAAAACTTGAGATATCTTTCATCCATGACATACAGCCCGTTAAAAGTTTACGAATTATAAACTTTTAACGAACCGCATGAAAGTGTATAAATATCACACTTTTATGTACATAAAAGTGTCACGGCTTTTTCGGTTTGTCCTTTTTCTCTGGCTTCGGCTTATTAAAGATAGCGTCCCAGTTCGCCTCGAACTGCGGCTTATTAGGTATTGGTCTAGGTCTATCTCCTTTGCCTGACATGATCAGTCCTCCGATGCCCATACAGTAAAACGCTCTAGCGGCTCGTCGAGCATGCCGTCGAGTTTCACAATTTGTTTGCACAACCACACTAAGCATTCCCACACTAACAGCGGGGCAGCTGATGCAAATAGCAAAGCGGTCTTTCCCAGTTTTATCCATTGTTCTTTAGTCATTACATTCTCCTGGTGGTTTATAACTTTATGTATTTCGTTACTTAGAGTTCCTTTATTGCATACTTTTTAAACCTGCTGTCACTGTACTGTCGCCATGCAAGCTGCCGTGTCACAGATAGACATGCTGTGAGCAATAATGAAAAACACTAATGTTGCCCAAATGAATAATGCTTTCATCAATCACTTCCTCCTGGGTTTTAGTCGTGGGTCTGGAGCGTTATCTATCATCTCCGACGTGGTAAAGTAATAGGCGCAAAACAGGCAGTGGTATCGCCTCCACCTGTAATCCTCACCTTGCCTAGTGTCTTTGCACTTGGCCCGGCCATCGCAGCGTGGGCAGTTCATGCCGCCACCAGCTGGTATTCGTAACGCACATTAAGCGAGTAAGTGCATTGCGGCGAACCCCACCCATCGCCTTTGCGACGCTTGACCATATTCTTCTTACGCAATAACTCCAGGCACCTCTCATTGGTGCCAAGATCTCTTGGTGTGTACCAGTCGCCGTCTAGCATTTTATTTATTACTTCTTTTTGCCGTTCAGTCATTTTCTACCTCCTGCAGCTTGTCCATATAGTGTTGGCACTTGCTAGCGTCTGGGCTATCTTTTAACCCCTGGCGCATAGCGTACTTAATAATGTTGCCCTTCAGAAAGCCTATAAACTCTTCGCGAGTCATCACGTTCTGCATGACGTGCCATGGCTGCACGCTTAGTCGCTTATAGTGATCACCGCCAAATTGCTTGTCGTCTGCGCTCATCTTATACCTCGTCAAAGTCGTTAATTGATACATTAATTGCCGGGCGCTTATCGCTCTCCGGCGCTAGGGTTGGTTTGCCGTCACTCTTAATGATCAGCTGTGTGAATTCTTCGCTTTTGGCCAGTGCCTTGGGCACTAGCTTTTCTGCTTTAGCCGGGCTTACTAGGCTTATCTCGAAAATGCTGTCTTGTTTCTCTGCTGGCACAAGTGCTTCAAGTTGCTCTGCCACAAATTCAATGTTTTTAGACGCCCACTGTCGAGAGCTGCGACCGGCAACCATCTTGTAGCCTGGGAAACCTTCGCCTGTCTCTAGCCGCTGCACGACTAACTTCTCAATGGCGTCAAACCAGGATACGACCAACTTCTTGGCTTGCAGCGCCTTGAGCATTTGCGCATCACTTAGTCTGTCACTGGCGATTAGATCCAGGTCGTCCAGGGAGCTCATTAGCACGCTTTCTGTGTGCTCTTTAAGCGCATGGCAATCGGCCTTGGCCTTACACCATTGGCATTGCTTCTCACCTGGGTTGCGCGGCGCGTCATCGGTCAGGGCCAGTTCAGCAGCCTGGGTAATGCGCTCTCCCCAACGTAGCAGCTCATCTAATGACAGCTCCCATGTCTCAATGTGATCCATGCGTGGCTGCACAATGTGGATAACAATAGTATTAATAGTGCGCTTGTGACCGATAGCCGCGTAGGCTCCCAACGCATACAGTATGCCCTGTGTGTTCTCATAGGGTGACACCTGCACACCTTTGCCGTACTTAAGATCAATGACGTGCATCTTATCGCCTACAACAGCGGTCGCATCGCTAGTACCAAAGCCGTCCGGGACCCATTCGCTGAAATCGAATCGGCGCTCATAGACTTGTTTGCCGCCGAGCAACTTGACATAATCAACGTAGACCTGGACGTAGTCAGCCATTTCCTGGTCGACAGTGTACTGGTCCCACTCGATAAGCTGCTTGCCTATCCAGTCGGCGCATGATCCGCCATTGACGAGTACTAGCTCGCCAAGCTCGTGTGCAGCAGAGCCCTCGTTAGCAAACTCACTGCTAGTGTCTGGGCGACCCTCTTCGGCTTTCACCGAGCCTGGGCATTTGATCCATCGGTGTGAGCCGCTGGCAGATAGTTTGGCGTGTGCCGTCATACTGTTACTCCTTTTACGCTTTTTTCATTTAACATTTGCATTACTCTTTAACCTTGGTGTAGAGTTGCCTACGTTAAGCAATACTTAACTCACTGTCAAGGAGAAATTATGAACAAAATGCAACAGAGGCGATTAGCAAGGGGCCCGGCGATGGTTCGCCTGCTGAGCTACTACGGCTCGCAAAAGCGCCTGGCAGCGCGACTGGGTGTATCGCGTAGCGCGGTTTGCCAATGGGTGTCGTCAGAGAACGTCCCTCCGCGCAGAGCACTGCAAATCGAAGAACAGAGCCATGGGCTCATAAAAGCTAAAACTCTAATCAAAGAAGGATTGAATGTATGAAACTATTGAAAATTGCAACCGGGAGAGATCTAGGACAAGCCAAGACCCGTGACGTCACCTGGGAGCGTTTCTCAGACATGCTGATCAAGCATGAGGTGTCATCGCGCAAGGGCGGCAAGTTCTTCGTAGGCGGCTATTTCAATGGCCCCGAGCGCAAAGAACAGAACATGGTAGCTCGCACACTGCTGACTATAGACTGCGATGATATCGACATGCAGATCCATGAAGTCGAGGCACTGCTGCGCGCAAAGATACAATACGCCTTCGCCGCGTACTCTACTTATAACCACAAGCCGGAAAGCCCTAAGATACGCATAGTGATCCCGGTCGATGGCGAGATGTCACCTGATAATTACCGCCTGGTCGCCAAGCAGTTTTGCCTGCACCTGAGCCTGCCCGTCGACCCCTGCAGCTACAAGCCCAACCAGTTGATGTACATGCCGTCGGCCCCCAGCCTTGAAAACGCCTGGGCGATTAACGTCCCTGGCAAGTGGTTCACCCCACCCGAGGCGATCGACATCGATCTACCCGAGTTGCTGAGCAGCGACGAAGATCAGTTCTTAGA